GTCTTCATCGGAACGGAGAATGAAAGGGCAATCTTCCGAGACATAGAGACGGCGCATAGAACCACGATCCCAAATTTCCCACACGGCAGTTCTTTTGGCTGCATCTTCATCCGTCTCCACAGCGTCTGCATCAATGGCAGCAAAAGAAATTTGGTCTTTGAAATCTGGGAAGCTCTTGGCAATGTCTTCCTGTGAAAAGTAGTGGCGTCTTGCCACCCATGGAACGTCATTCCAGCGCTTTGCAGAGCCGTGGCGGAAGTCTTCCCAACCGACATAGCACCAACGAACATAGTTGGCTTTTTCGGCCTGTAGCTCTACCCAACAGACTCCCCTGCCCGGCAAAAGCATGTCTTCAATTGCCGCCACAATTTCTGTGGCAGGATCATACGCACCGTTTGAGGATTCCAGAGCGTTTTCCAGCACGATAGCGGCTGTGTCGGAAATCTTTGAGTCAAGGCCCGGCTTTGGGAACCGGCGTCTGACATCAGGTGAACCGACTGTGGCGAACAATGCAGACTTCATATTGTCCACAATCGCCCAAAGAATGTTCACCTTGTTCACAGCGGCAGTGTCTAGGGAACGTTCATCACGATAGCGGGAAACAACCTGTTTGGCTTTCATGACCCACTTGTGTTCCCGCTTCTTTGCGGATGCTAGCTGATTAATCCAATAATTGGCCGGTTGACCGGCTTCTAATGTCTTGTCCAAAAATGCCTCTAAAAATGCCTTTCAAAGTTCTTGTATTTAGTACTTTTCTAAATTCGATTTGTTTTCCGACTGGCGGCTTGTTGCTCTGCCATAATAGCCAGTTCGCCAAGTGTCGGCGGACGGAACACCGGCACCTTTGCAGGCTTTGGCGCTTTCATCGGTCTGGACATGCAGGCGTAGCGGATAGCGTCCATCAAGTGGTCTTCAACACGGCGAGTCACCATGTCTTCCGGATTGGCTGAATCATGCACCATTGCCGGGAATGTTCGGATGATGTGTTCGCATTCTTCTTCAAAGAAGAAGATCATTGGAGTCACACCGTTGCCACGAAGGCGGTGGCGTAGCTCTAACCAGCCACCACGGTTGCCCGCTCTGGGAACTCGGGTGTTATCAGCCCTGCGGAAGCGAACGCCTTCCTTGGCCATCATTTCGGCTTCTGATGGTCCCGATTTGTGGGCGAATGCGGAAGGGTCTAGAACACGGTAGCTGACGGGAGGATGGCGCTTTTCGTGTTCCTTGATCCGCTTGGCAATTTCCGCTGGCGGTTCTCTAATGCCAGAGTTGAAAATGGTCGTTCCATCTTCCTTGTATTGGATGCCATAAAATTCTTCGTAGCAGACCAAGGCACCTTCCGGCACCACATAGGTTCGCTTTTGATTGCCAGCACCAATAGTGAAGACAGTCTTTTCAGACGCCACCGCAAACCACACAAAAGCGCATGGTTCCGTGTAGCCCATGTCACCGGCACAGAACCGGGTCCAATGTGACGGGATTTTGAATTTTGGTATGACGTGCCGGGCGATATCAAATTCTGGAAAAAATTGGCCAGCAATAACCGTCCAGTCACCGTAGCGCATCGCCCTAACAAGTGCTGGTGAACCCAAGCCTTCCAGCGTATCGAGATAGCCCGGATCATCCTTCAATAGGTGCGGGTTGTCTTCCGCCACAGCCTGAATGAACTGGCGCTTCTTACCGCCTTCGGAAGGCGGCATCTGGTGCACCTTGCCATCTGGCGCACTGGCAATGAATGCCTTTATCCAGTGCGCTCCAATGCCACCGGGGTTGGCTGAAAGCAGGATGCGAGGAAACTTGCCTTTCCACTTGTCTGGGTATTCCAGACCAACGGCACGAACACGGGAGCGGAGTCGGCGGTACATGTTTTCGGTGAAGCTGGACGCTTCATCGATCATCAGCACGTGCATTTCGTATGACTGGTAATCCTCCACATCCTGTTCAAGGTGAAGGTGCGCCAGCTTGATTGTGGAGCCGTTCGTTAGGAAACGGATTTCGTGTTCGACGATCTTGACTAGGCCAGCATCCACCCATGGTTTCAGGAGCGTCCTGAACCCCTTCGGACCCTTCATGTGGGTTTCTTCAAGGTCTGTGTATGAGCGGCGGAACAGATAGATTGAAAGGTTGGGAATCTCTGTTGCCCAACTGATTGCGGCAATTCGCATCAAAAACGACTTACCGCCACCAGCGGCACCGCCGTAGAGGATTTCCGTTGCTTCGGATTCGAACGCTATCGCTTGCTTTTCATTAAATGAAACTGGGATGATGCCGTTGTGTTCAGTCTTCAAAGAAAGTGCTTATTCCCATTCGCCTTCAAGAACGGCGGCTAGGTAATCCCCTACAGCTTCGTTGTAGATTTTTTCGGAATTGGGGAACGGCAGGCTGCGAAGCCTTTCAAACCGTTCCAATGTTTCGTCCCCGTCCAGCTTTTCCAGAAGGTCCAGATACTTCCTAGCTAGATCGCCAGCCATTATTCGCCATCTTTCTTAGGCGTTGGCATGGTGATTTGTAGGATTGGCGTAAAGGTGCCAGACACCTCTACCTTTTCGGTTCCAATTCCCTTGACCTTGAAAAGAAGCGCTGTAGCGGCGTTCTTGTCGGCTGATTTCAGCTTTTTACCATCAGCTTCACCAAGAGCGGTTTTGGCCAGTTCTTCAAGGAAAACACGTTCATTGAAGCCAGCTTTTTGCAATGCGTCATCGATGTATTTCTTGATATTGGGCTTTCGCATCAAATCATGGGCAGTGACACGTGCAGTGCCAATATTAGGCGAATAGCCAGCCCTGATGGCCGCTTGGGTGGCGTTCAAATCCTGCAAATACTCTTGACAGAATCTAAGGTGTTTCGGGCTAAGTGGTTTATCCGCTGTGTTCTTCGGTCCGGCCATCGTTAAGGCGTTTCTCCCAATAGGCTTTTTTCTGTTCGCTCATTTTCTGGCAAAATTCCGGGCTTCTTTTCTTTCCCTTGTTGCCCTTCCCGATGTTGGCCCTGTGTGCAGCCGACTTCGGCACACCCTTGCGGGCTTCGCTCATTCTGCGGCGGGTTTCTTCGGAAATTTCACGCTTCATGCGTGGCTGTTCGGTTTGTGTATCGGTTTCCATTTCTTGCCTTTGTACAATCTATTTAGCCGTCCACTTTTTTCAGCAATTTCAGCGCCGTGGCTTCTTCCGCAATCAAGTCCTTGAATGGCTTGTCCAACATGGATGCAGCTTCTTCCATGTCGACTCCGAACCGTTCCCCGATGTCCAGAACGGCTTCCATGGCGGTTGCCCGAGTGGATTTCATGTGAAGCTTCACCGCTTTCAAAAATTTTATAGAATTTTTTCCGTTCACCGGATTGAATGAACAGGCTTCAACATGTCTCTTGACGTGATTGACAGAGAATGGCGCTTTGCAATGAATGCAGTTGGTAACTGGAATGTTTTTGCGCTTTAGCTGTGCTGGCATGATTTCCTACATTTCCTGAACATTAGGGAAACTGTAGAAAGGTGAAACATACTAGCCACAGTTGACGAAGAACTGAATCAACTGTGGCTAGGCTACCTTGACCCTGTAGCTACTTTCTTTTACTCTACTGCTTTCCTTCTACTATGTATCCCGAAAGGGCTTGTGCAGAAGGCCATTTGCAAAATTTTTTGTATTTTGTATCCCGGTTTCTTTCAGCCGGGCTTTTGTCGCTTATACATAGTACATACAAACCATTTCATGGGAGCAACGAAAATGGGAAAACTAACAGCCGAAGAAAAGAAATTCCGAAACAAGAGAAGAAATGATTTCAGCCGAACCATCAAGCGTTCGAAGCTGAAACCGGCATCTGTGAAGGTGGTGCTGTGTGCGCTTTTGGACAGATACAATGTGGATGATGATTATTGTTTTCCCGGTCTGGAAAGAATTGCTGATGATACCGGGCTTTCTATGGGATGCGTAAAAAAGGCAATGGCAGTTGCGATGAAAGAAGGAGTCATCAAGAGAACCCGCCGTATGGGCACGTCCAGCAAGACCGAATTCAATTGGGAATTCAGTGGTGTAGCGGCAAGTGGAAGTAGCCGACAGTTAGCCCCAAAGGTAGCTGACGTTAGCCCTGAATGTAGCCGACAGTTAGCCCCAAAGGTAGCTGACGTTAGCCCTGTTTCGGGCTATTCATCAGCCCCAAAGGTGGCCAGAAACATAACAGTAGAACCTATCACTAGTGACTCTAAAGTTGTAACTCTAAAAGAATCCAACATACCAGTAGAACATCCAAACTTTGATGACGAAATTGATAGGATTCTAGAACTTACCAACAATCCATCAGTTACCTTGTGGAAGTCATTTAAGAAAACTGGATAGGACTCATGAACGCCTTCGGCGTCCTTCGGAATCCTATCTTGTAAGGATTCTTAAATTGAGGATTTTATTTTCAAGTTCCCACTAGACCATTTCAAGAACCCATTTGACCTACCCCGCACAAGAAAGACCTTTTAGAACAGCCTTCACCAGACAGCGTTTGAATGCCAAGACTCGTGGAATCCGATGGGAACTAGAGTTTCACCAGTGGCAACAGATTTGGATTGAATCCGGTCACTGGGATGAACGTGGCAAGGGTTCTAATGAATTCGTCATGTCTCGATATGGCGACAAAGGACCATATTCCGCCAACAACGTCTTCATACAGCCTGCCAGTGACAATGTGAGCCAAGGAAGAACCGGGAAGCCCGGTGGAGGTCTTAAAGGCTTCAAGCACTCACCAGATGCCACAAAGCGCATGAGTGCCGCTTGGAAGCCACGGAGAAAGCTTCCCTGCCCTCATTGTTCCCGGCTGATTGGTGCGAACAATTTTCCCAGACACATCCGGGTTTGTGAAAATTCGCAAAAATAATTTCTACAAAATACAAACCCGCCTTTCTGGCTGTATAAATAGTACATACAATCTCATTCATAGGAGCAAACGAGATTTTGACAGAATCAAGAGAACTGGCGGAAATCGCCAAAAAGATAATATCCGACAAGGGATTTGTCGTTGGTGAGATACAAGAGACAACGAACGCCAACAAAGACAAATTTAACGCCAGCATATTTCCCATTCTGATGGACTATCCATCAAAAGATTCGGTTGATCCAGAAAGCGCACATCTGCTGGTAAACGTCACATTCACCAACAGCAATGATTTCAACAGTTTCAAAGATGCGGCGCTGTATGTGCAAACTCAAGTGTTCGCCGCACTTCAACAATTGGAACTTGCTTTGATCACGTATCGTGACAATTTGCCCGAACACAAATGGCCAGCGGCTGAAAAACTCCACGAACAGTTCAAGGTGCTGATGGCGGATAAGAAGGAAACCGAATAATTGACAGACGACACCAAAACCACATTCTTCCGGTTTAACAGCAATGACAACGAATTTGTTCCCGTGACCCAAACGGAACTGAACATTCATCATGCCCGAGCTAACGCACAGATTGGCTCTATGTCCATTTCCTTCACGGAACCGGAACCCGAGCTAACACCACAGGAACAGTTCTACCAGCTAGAAAAAGATTTTGTGATGCTGGCAACTATGAATACCAACCACCTGAATGCACGTGAAATTGCGCTGGCCAAGACGAACATGGAACAGGCGGGTATGTGGTTTCATCGGGCACTAGAGAAGCATCATAAGCCGTCATCGAACAATTCGACAGGAACAATTTGAAAGCGCATCCTGAACCCGAAAAGGAATTCCGACTCCGATATAAGCAGCAAAAATCCCATGCCCAACAAAGGGGCATCGGGTGGAAATTCACATTCAATCAGTGGCAACAGATGTGGTTAGAGTCCGGCCATTGGGAAGAACGTGGCCGTGGCGTTGACGGGTTCGTTATGAGCCGAAAAGGTGATGTTGGCGCATACTCTGCCAACAATTGCTTTATCCAGTTGGGCACACAGAATGTAAGGGACGGAAACCTTGGGAAGCAGAAGCCGCCACGCTCTGATGAACACAGAAACAACATCAGAAAGGCCAAGCTTGGCATCCCAAGGCCAAAAACATCCTGCCCTCATTGCCAGCGTGTGCTAGCCATCCCCGGATTGACCCTGCATATGCGTTCTTGTTCAAAGAAATCAGATTCTGGAAAAAATAAATAAAGGATCATAAAACATCGGGAAATCTCCCGCATAATAACAAGGAATCCCGGTTTTGGACGATTTGAACAAAGAAGATGAGATTATAGACGTTAAGCTTCCGAGAAAAGATTTTGAGATTATGCGGGCTATGATCCGGAAACAGGAAGCGTTGGGTTGGCTAGGCCGATACATCACCAACGTCTTGTTGATTGCAGTAGGCGGGTTCATCACCCTGTTCACATTCTGGGATTCCATAAAAAATTCTCTACACGGTATCATAAAATGACCCACAAAGAAATTGCAGGAAAAATCAAGCAGAAACTTTCTGAAAAGGGTTTCTGGACAAGCGAACTGATAGAGCCGAAGCCGGAAGACACCGTGTCATTCAGGTTCAACATGCTTCTAACATCATCAGATTTGTTGGATGGCTGGACAGTGTTCAACTCGGGCACAATAATTTTGAGTGGAATCGAAGCTTCTCAAATCGTTGATGTGGATGCATTCGTTGACAAAGCGGTTGCCGCTCAATTGGCTAAGTTTGCCAGTGTCATGGCCGCTGCCAGTGAGAAAGCAAATCAGATGGTGGCAGAGAATGAAGCGCAAGCCAGACATTAAACCTTCCGAATGGAAGCGTAGACGCCATAGATTAGACCTAGCTCTGTTCACCATCTTGGTATGGGTTTCATGGATTCTATGGAAGGGACAGGATTTAGCGCTTTACCAGCAATCCGCCATTGCGCTGATTGCCGGTGGCGTGGCTCTGCTAGGCCAGTATGTGTTTGGTGCTGTCTGGGATGACAAGAACTACATGAATGCTCTGGCAAGCCTGCATCAGCCGGATACGGTTAGTGAGCCGGTGGACGGGTCATCAGGGATGGCCAACCAGATACCCGGTGATAACCAGACCGATTCTAATAATTCTGGGTCAAGTTCCAACGAATGACCCATCCAGTCTTTGATGTATCGAGAAACGTTTATCCCGATCAACTTTGCTGCTTTGTATGTGATTCAAAAGGTCTGATTTGGACCACCAACAAACGCACTCATGAAGGGCTGAACGTGATTTGCAAACAATGTGGATTGAATGCGAAATTTAATGACGACAGGTGGAAGCGAAATTGGATGTAACCTACAAATTCCGGCTTGTAACCGGCTATGTTGAATGGATTAAAGGTGGGAATCTTTGGGCAAGTTCAGAAGTCTGGGTTTATGGCCGACTCCCTAGAAAAATCACTGAATCATTCAAGGAATGGCGTCTTTCGAAGATGGAATATGAAGCTGATAAAGCCAGAATTGACGCTGAACTAGCTGACTTCTACAAACGTGCTGGAATCGATACAAATCCTGTGCCTTTGAGTGAGGAAGAACGGCAGGAAATCATAACAGCACATGGCGTTGATTTGCCTGCCGAATTCACCAGAAAGCTGTATCTGAATTTTGAGTATTACAGCTACAGGAATAACCATCCGATTCAACAGACAACACGAAAAACACAGAATGATCGATCCGAGACGAATTGATTCCATCGTTTGGCCGAAGGATATAAAGCCGGACGAAGCGAAAAGAATCTGGGAAGCCTACAAAGCGGAGCTTAAGAAGGAACCCAGATTGCTTTTACGTGATTTCGTGAAGTTTCTGGATTAGGTTGTCATCGACACCAATTCGGCATCGCTGAACACCAAGCCAGAGCCGATAGCGAACCGCTCATTGATACCCATGATCGAATTGGCACCAGAACCATTCGTTCCCAAATCCCAGTGGGTTCCACCAGTGTTCAGGACGCCACCAGTTCCAAGCCCGCCTAGCTGGCCATTGCAGGCCACCTTAAGCGTTCCATCCGCCTTGACCCAACCGGCTACCTTGTTGAGGTTTCCAAGCCCTGTACGCCACACACCATCAGCGGTCTGTGAGGCACCGGGATTAAGAGAAAATCGCAGTGCACCTGTACCGGTGACATTACAAAAAAGCGTTGCATCAGACGTGATGACGAAGCCACCGGTTGGCCGCTCCGATCTTCCCTGCCAATAGAAGCCAAAGGCACCAGCCGAAACGCTGTAGAGTGGTCCAGCATCGGCAGATGCCACGTTAGGACGGCTCTGCGAATTGATCACGGTTGCCGATGTCGTGGCGTAGCGCTGTGGAGTTGGGATATTCAGCCCGGAAATGGATGGTGTGCACAGTTGCACCAAATCAACGTCAACGACATCACCAGACGTGGCAATCTGAATTTCAATCGTCGGATTGGTCACAGCGGCTTGGGTAATCCACTGTTGCGTGTAGGAAGTCGTTAGCCCGGTCAGAACCGTTCTGGTGGTTCCACCATCAACAGAAAGCGTGATGTTGCCTGTTCCGGTCACTCTCTTGATATCGAGTGAGAAAACCCGCTGTGCGGAAGCCGATGTAAACGCCTGTGTGACAGTTGCCGTTGAAGCTGTGGCTGTGAGCCTTGTTGCGGCATTGGCTGAACCATCTGCACCGGTTGCCGTCTTGGATGCCGTCATGTTGGTTTTTGTCCAAGCGGCATTCGTCAAATCACGGTTCCAAAGAACAGCGTTTGTGGACGACATGTAGGAGAACACACCTTTTGTGGTGCGTCTCAAACCAGCGGCAGATACCGAAGAAAGCGTTCCAGACGCATTAGGACAGAAAGTTGCCGTGACGTTCGATGGATCACGAAATAAACGGCCATCATTGGAGTTGCCGCCATAGGGCTGTGTTCCGCCTTTGGCAGTTCCGGCTACAAAATCAACATCATAAGTGAAAAGTGAGAATGGATTCCGGGTTTTCTGTGCCTGAATGGCTTGACCAGCGACTCGGAATGCATTGTTCAGTGCAATCCGCATGAATTAGAAGAGTCCAAGAATGGAATTTGCCGTTGTGCCTGTTCTCTTGATTTGAATGACCTGAATCGGCAAAATTGAACCCGCCTGAACACCCACAAAAGTCAGTGCTGTGTTCGAATTATCGTAGCCAAGCATGGTTACAGCGAGATTTCCGGCCACACCCACATAAACGCCACGTGTTGGCTGTGAAAAAACAGTTGTGTTGTTGGAAGTGACCGAAAATCCGTCACAGGCAGGGGAGTCAATATTGGTGCTATTTCGTGAAAATCTATTGCCCATGGAAAATTCCTAAAAAAATTGGAGAGTGTGATCTGTCCAACTATTTAGGCGGGCGAACTTCTTAGGGGAACACTGAACTGTTTCTTTGTACTAAGTTCCGATGTGTAGAATTTATGGAATCGGTTGAAGCGACACGCAAAACAAGTAACTTCTAGTTCCGATTCGAAAGCATTCTTTCAAGCTGACCCTGCCTGTGCGTTCGTGGAGGCACAAAAAAGGGCCAGCAATCGCCAGCCCTTTGCCATGATCGGTAGTGATGGGTCAGTCAGTAGCCAATGCCCGGTACACAGTGGCCTTGGATAGACCAGTGGCCTTCATGATATCAGTGATCTTCTGCCCGGCTTGCCGTGCCTCTCTGATGCGTTCCACCACTTCCGGTGTCTGTTCCAGCTTCCGGCCAAAGCGTGTGCCTGTGGCCTTGGCCTTGGCTATGCCATCCATCTGGCGTTCAGCACGTATGGCTGTCTCAAACTCTGCGAACACCGCCAGCATTTGCAGCATGGCACGACCAGCCGGGGTTGATGTGTCAATGGCCTGATCGATCACACGGAACGCCACGCCTTTGCCGTCCAGTTCCCGCACGATGTTCAGTAGATCGGTGGCAGACCGTGCCAGCCGGTCAATCTTGGTGACAATCAGCGTGTCACCACGGCGCACAAAGCGTAGGCATTCTTTCAGTGCTGGCCTGTTCGCATCCACACCGGAGCGCTTTTCTTCGAATAGGTCTGATGCTTCCACACCAGCGGCCAACATCTTGTCCCGCTGCACGTCCAATGATTGCCCGGTGGACGAAACCCGGATGTATCCCACTAGTGCCATGTCTCACAACTCCTAAGACGAACTGAAACACCACTTATGAGACATGAAAAGAGACACGTCAAGATGGTGTCTCACAAATTATACTTTTTGAGACCATCTGAACAGCAAAATGGGCAGCGATTGAGGGTGTACCGCTGCCCAACTGGTGGCCGTCAAGGGAGCACTATGGACCACATCCGAACCTCTAATGGGGTTCTTGCTACTATTTATGCATCTGATGTCGCTGGATTGTGCAGGGGTTCGTGATGCTAAGTCATTGATTTACAATGACTCTGTGTGGAATGGCGCTATAGCGTGGGATCGTCACCCGAGCGCAGAGTCGCCTGTCTTTTCCCAGTCTTTTCTCACAGTGGGGTTAGGATAAATTAGTTACGGCTACGAAACAATCTGTACATAGTACATTGCCATGAATGGGTGATGATACCCATTCAAATAGCAGCCCATCGGATACCACAGCCACATCGAACCCAATCCCACTTAGCCTGTTCAGGCTTGATCACCGGTTCATCGCTGATGTCATCAACAATCACAGGTTCATCAACAATCACAGGTTCAGGCTCTGGTTCCACTGCGATGTTTGGTGGTCCCGGCATATGTGGTGGATCAGGATATGTTTCGTATCTGATGATCCGCATGATTGTCTGTTCACTGACACCATATTCTAGTGACAAATCATATGGGGCGACTCTTCCTGCCCATGCTTCCATGGTCCAGCCAACATTCCATGCCTCATACTCTGCCCAATCCTTCCAAGAGTGAGTGCGGGAAGATCGGAAAGACTCTGGGTTCATGATCGCCTGTCTGTACTTTTGGCGAATTTCCCACGCCTGTTCCCATGTAAGCGCTGCGCTTCCACGCTTCCCTCTCTCGGGTGATGGCCGATAATATCTTTCTATGAAACCGGGATGGCTTCCTAGATGTGGTGGAATGTAGTTGTATGGACTGTTCGCCATCATTTTATCAACCAAGCCCAATGCTGCCGCTGCTTCATGGGCATTGGCAGGATTTGGCCAAGTTGCAAAATCATAGGTCTTTGCTACTCGATCCCAAAAGATTCTAGCTTCAACTGACCAATCGGACGGTCCCTTGTATCCATATTGTCCGGGCATTCATTCTGTCCCTGATGTCGCCTGATGTTTTCCACCAAGCACTTAGGGACGGTATGACATCACGTCAACATCAGATTTGGCACTTATCGTAGGGTTCAGAACTGTACGATAAAGCGACATCACAAATTGTTACAATCCTACAGTTCCCGAACCTTTTTGAATTCTTCACTGCTTATGGTGGCTTTCGGGAGGTTAGCCCGCTCATGTGGTTCGAAGCCCGTATTGATCACCACAAAAGCTTCCTTGTTGTTCCTGCCATCAGGATAGATGGTTCTGGTGGCATTGCCTTTGAACCTGACCACATACCGTCTATCAAAGGCGCTATCAGGATCATTCTTCAATGGATGATCGATACCAGCCATTCTAGACCGCTTGGCAATGTTTGGCCGGTACAGGTGGATGCACTCCACCACTGAACGGATTTGTTCTGCCGTCTTGGCTCTGATGTCATACAGTTCATGTTCAGGAAGGTTTTCTGGGAACCCTTCGAATTCCACAAACTCTGATGCCTGATTGCGGCTTTCTATAAGCTCTGCCCGCTCTTGGTTCAGCCTGTCTGTCTGTTCCCTGATGGTCTGTAGCTGGACCTTGTGCTTTGACAGCTTGGCCTTGATGGCATCCATGGGCATGTCATCGTCTTCCAGTTCCAATAGCCTGTTCACCTTGGACTCGATGGCTACCCGTTCACCCTCTAGCTGTTGTAGCTCACCATTGATGATGTCTATCCGGTTGCCCGCTCCACCATTCACGATGGTTTCCACATCCACTTCATTGCGCATGAATGTCAGGAAGGATTTTTCGAAGTCCTGATAGTTCCATGCCTTGCTTGAACAATTGCCATTGACGGTTTCGGAGCAAAACAGGATTTTGATATTGCGATAACGTTCTGTCACTTCCGGGTTCTTGCTCTTGTAGGTTCCTAGCCTTCTCTGGTGCATCTTGCCGCCACACTCGGAACAGAAGGCAATCCCGGTGAACAGGTTGGAAAGCGTTGTTCCCTTCCTGCCTGTGGCTTGGGTCTTCCTGTTGTTCCTGATGGCTGCGGCTGCGTTCCAATCGGCTTCTGTGATGATGGCAGGGTAATAGTTCGCTACCGGCTCACCATCGTTTGCCTTACCCTTGCCCTTCCCATGGGTTCTAATCTTCATCTGGAATTCACCGAACACTGCCCGATTGGACAGAATGGAATTGATGGAACTGTTGGCCCATGTGCCTCTTGGGTTCTTGCTGAACTTTCCACCACCATTGAACGGCTTCACACCTTCCCGGTTCAGTATCTGGGTGATTTTGTGGATGCCTAGCCCGTCACGGCACATGCGATAGATGCGCTTGACCACTTCCACCCGTTCAGGGATTTCAATGAAGCTCATGCGGTCATCTGACAGTTTCAACCAAGCCGGGCAAATCGAAGATAGTTTCTTGCCACCATTCCGGGCTTCATCACGCTTGTTCTTCCATGCCTTGGATAGCATCGCCTTCTTGCGTTCGGACTCTCCGTTGCCACGTCCAGCCATGGCCGATAGCGTCACCATGTCGGCAAAATCGAGTGGCCATTTGTATTCCTTGCTGTTGTCGGTTGTCACAAGGATGATACCGGCTTGCAAAAGGTTATAGATGATTGTTGCCATCGTCTTGAAGGCGTCTTGGCGGGACAGGCGATCAAGGTTTTCGACAAGCAGATGTGAACCGGCTGCGATCTTTCCAGCCTTCACCGATGCGAGATATTCACCCAACTTGCCTTCCTGAACATTCTTGCCCCTGAAAGCCGAAACGCCTTCATCCTTCAAAATGTTTTCTGGTGGCAATACGATGTTGTGAGCGGCGCACCAGCTTTTTCCAAGCTCCAATTGCCGACGATTGGAATCACCATCGGACTGAATGTCTGATGACCACCGCACATACAGATGGACGGTTGGAGCGGCTGAAATTTTCATGATTGAATTCATGGCTTGTTCCCTTCCCGGCTCATATGGTGAGCCATCGAAAACGCACAAGCGTTTTCTTTCAGGAATGGTCTAAACTATGAACATGGTTTGGTCAATTCCTGAAAGGTTTTGGGCAACAAAAAAGCCCGGATTTCCGGGCTTTCTGTGTGGTTCGGTGAAAGATCGATGAGACATTTGCCGTGTAGACATCGACATTTTTACGAAAGGAGGCTCACCCCTTTGGAACACTCCTATTTAGACCTTGGTCAAACCCAACCCTGTCAATTCCTCTGCCGTGAATGGCTTCTTCTGGCCTTCCGGCTGACTGCGATGTTTCCTTGCGTCATGGTGCGGTGAGGTTTCGAATTTGCAGATTGGGCAAGGTCCGGTTGATGGTGCACGTGTTGCCTTGCCTTCACCACTGGACTTCCTAGCCCTAGGCGGCATGGCGCTGCCCATGCGACCACCTTCAACAAGCCGATAGCTGTAACCAAGTTCGTTCAGTGCAGCCACAGCGGCATCAGCCGCCTTCTTGGCTTCGTCATGTGCCTTGGACTGGATTTCTTGCTTCTTGGCTTCAAGCGCTCTGATTTCTTCTTCAATCTTTTTGGACTGCTCTGCGAAAGAAATTGCCATCGGATTTGTGCCCCTTTCTGTGGTTGCGTTGACCGATGGAAATTTCAATAGAACGATTCAGTGAACAAGGAAAGGGCTAGTTCGTTAAAACGCCCTTAGAACCTTGTCCAGCGATAACCCGAGAGAGTGGCATAGGTCCAAACGTTGGTTGTTCCAACGCTCTTGGTCAAACCAAATCCATGGCCGAACGACCTTGTTCCGGTAGTTGGAATGTTCGTTGTGTGTTGCGTTCCCGTGAACGTCCATGTTGCCCCGTCATCGGTCGAATAGAAAAATTCCACGTTGGTTCCATCGCCATTAACGAACGTTCCGAGATAGGCCACTTGGCTGATGCTTACCGTGATGGTGCTGTTGTTATTTGTTTGAACACCATTGCTCATGGTTCTGGTGCGCCATACTGTAGCGTTCGGACGGTCATAAACCCATCCAATCATGTCTGTGAGCGTTCCCGAGTGAGCATCATGGAAGCCACCAACAACCAAGAATTCTTGGGTTGATGTCGAAAGCTGGTTTACGTTGTGACCAACTATGGACATCAATGCACCTTGGCCACCCTGTATGCCGGTGTAGCCTGTTGCCACGTGGGCACGACCTGTTGCCGTGGTTCCGCTATCACATTCCAGACAGGTATATTGATTGGTTCCCAGACCGAAAGTGGCGTTACCAAAACCAGCGGCACCGGTTCCACTGACATAGTTAGCAGTTGATAAACCGCCAGCGCCAGTGTGAACAAAATCAAACATGGTCTGAACGCCACCAACACGGGTTCCCCACACAACATTTAGGTTCGTTCCATCGTACAACAGTTCAACCACGTCACCCGGCATCAGAATAACCGGGATACCCTGTTCGTTTGGCGGCATGTCAAAGCGATTCGCAGTCAAGCTTGACGCACTGTTGCGTTCCAAGATGATCATACGGGCTGTAGAAGCTGACTTAGAGGTTCCGTTGATAAGCTTTATACGCTTACCGGTCTGCCAACTTGTCGTGCTGATACCAGTGATTTTGATGCTGTTGGTTGGCGATATGATCACCGTTGAATCAACAGCCTTCTTGGTGGAAACACCGGTTGCATAGTCGTTCTGGTTTGCCGATGGCGCAAGCGTGATGACTTCCGAATCCAGATTGGTGAAAGTTCCGCCGTTCACCGTGGCCGTTCCGAAGTCGAATACCGCACCCGAGAATGTGAGCGTACCACCAGCAAGCGTTCCGGCATTACCGGAAGCGATCAAGCGCACATCGAAGTCAACGACTGTAGCCGATGTGTGGAAGTCAATGGCGGCAACGGCATTGGTTCCGCTCTGATTGCCAAGTTCTAGAACAACGTTACCGCCGACTTGCGAACCAATCGAAACTTGTTGGCCGAATGTCTGGCTACCTGACCACGTTTGGGTTGTTTCAAGCGAAGCCAGCGTTTTGGTTGCACCATTGATACGAACGTACATGCCACCAGCTGATGTGGTCCAAAGATCACCATTCGTTGGTGTTGTTGGTGCTGTACCGTGAGGCATATTCAAAGACGGACCAGCCGTTGTGGCCGCTGGTAGGGTCTTGATACCTGTTAGGGTTTGGTTCCCTTCCAACGTCATCCATGAGTAGTTCACGCCATTGATGCGGGCGAACAATCCGCCAGTTGAAGTGGTCCACAAATCACCGTTGAACGGCAATGATGGTGCTGTACCGTGAGGCAGATACAGACCGGCTGAACCAGTCGTTGAAGCTGGTGTGGTTACCTTGCCGGTGAAAACTGCACCTTCAAGGAATGCAGCGGTTTTCGTGAAACCGTTGACTTGCACAAACAAGCCACCCGCTGATGTGGTCCAAACGTCACCATTAGTTGGCAACGTTGGGGCTGTGCCGTGAGGAACACGGAAGTTAGCGCCACCAGTCGTTGAAGCCGTTGTGGTTAGAAGGCCAGCGGTGTTCAGCTTGGCAAGTGTGGTTTGACCGTTTGAGCGATCAATGAAAAGCGGTGAGTCAACATACGTTCCTGTATCGTCATAGCGATTGATGACGAACGTTGAACCGACATTGCCACCAGACTCGGCGGCATTGTTTTTTCCAACTTCCCAACGTTGGGAACCGGATGTTCTGAATGTGGCATAGGAAGCCGTGCCAGCGGCAACACTCACGTCAAGCGTGTTCTTGGAAGCAAGTGCGCCAAGCACGATGCCGTAATCCAATCCGGTGCCAGCCGAATTGACCTTCACAATCTTGTTGTTGGCAGACGTGTAGTTGGCCGGTGTGTCTGTCAGTTGAAGGAAGGTGTTCGCTCCACTGCCAGCCGGGCCAGTTGGTCCCGTTGGTCCCGCTGGACCAGTAGCACCCGTGGCACCCTTGGGAATTGTAAATTTCAGATTTGGAGCGGTTGACGTTCCAATGTTGACAACGTTGGCCAGCGTTCCCGCTGCACCTGTAACTGTGTTCGCTACCGTGACTGTGATTGATGGTCCGGTTGGTCCGGTTGCACCTGTGGCACCAGTTGGCCCGGTGTTACCTCTCGGGATCGTAAATTTCAGATTGACCGCTGTTGACGTGCCAATGTTCACGACATTGGCCAATGAATTTGCTCCACCAGTAACCGTATTGGCCACAACGATTGTAGGCGTGGCACCTGTGGCACCTGTAGCGCCACGAGGGATGGTGAAGTTCAGAACTGCGGCTGATGTCGTGCCCGAGTTGGTAACGTTCGCTACCGTGCCCGGTGAACCCGTTGTGGTGCTGCCTACCGTGATCGTAGCAGCCGCACCCGGCGCACCAGTGTTACCAGTCGCACCAGTGTTACCACGTGGAATCGTGAAGCGAAGATTTGCAGCCGATGATGTTCCAAGGTTGACAACGTTGGCCACCGAACCCGCTGCACCCGTTACGGTTGTAGCAACAGCGATGGTTGCAGCCGTTCCTGTGGCACCAGTTGAACCCGTGGCACCTGTAGCGCCAGTGTCACCCTTCGAAGCCACCAACTGCCAGTTTGCAGAAGGCGGTGAACTGTTTGTGTTGTTGGCTACAGCGACATAGCTCGAACCGTTCAACACCACCACTTCATTGTTGTGGTAGGCTGTGGCCGAATTCCAAGCACCCTTCGGATTGAAGTTGACGATATTACCGCCAGACACAATGTCCGTGACCAATTGGCCCGGTGTCACCACCACATCAATTGGTGTTCCATCGGCATAGATCGAAAAATGCGATGATGTTGAATCCACCGGTAGAATAACCGGATAGTTTACATCGCCTGCACGTATTGGTTGCGCATTAGTAGAGTTGGCAACTACCGTTGTAGTGCCTGTCAGATACCAGAGCATCTGTGCACCGGATGTTTTCGCAACTAACGAAATTGCCGGATTTTGGCTTGGCAGTGCTGGTAACTGAACCCGCTGCGCAGAAGTTGTGACATGGACAGTGTTCGAACTGCCACTGGGTCTAAATGCTTGTGTCATCTATCCCCTTATGGCCAGTAAGTATCAGCCGTGTAGTCGTATGGAACTGGTGAGGACTCCTTGATCGCTCTGCCTGCAAAAATGCATGATGTTTCCCAAGCCGCCGCTGCCTGTCCAAAGGCAAAGCACGTTGGGGCATCCATCGGGGTCAAAGTGTTGTCGTCGGCAATCCAGACAAAATCAGAGTCGGCATTGGCCCAACGATAGTCACCGGCTTGTTTGCCAGACGCTACAGCGAAGCCTGCCAAGGTAGCCGCTCCAATGATGCGAGCTTTGGACTCGTTATCCATGGCGTAGGATTTGCCCGAGAACTTGAAGCCGCTGGCAATGCGTCTGTCACGCTCTGCATTCACTTCGGCTGATGTTGGCCGTGGCTTATCGGCAAGCTCTAGAACGTATTGAGCCGTCCAGCCGGACTCGGTCAAAGCAATCGTCACTGTCTGATTTGCTGCAATCTTGTCTTCTGGAATGGTGCCAGTAGCGGGAGCGATGGAAACGAGTTTGTAGGTTCCGCTTTCCCAACCTTCCGAAAACCCGGAAACTTGGTCACCGTTCGGCAGTACAAGCCAACCGCTGCCTTCTGAAACTTGTTGAATGAATGTCTGTGCGTTTTTATCAATTAGTGCGTACAAAATTTATGATCCTATGCGAGTGCCCAAGCTACAGCGCTCCAATTTCGGGAAGCGTTGAAAGATGATGTAATTGTTGCTGTTGTTCCTCGTGTTTGTGCGCCTGCCGAACCGAGGGTTGTTGTATCGTTGTTGTCTTGTTGCAATGAATCACCGGTAACCATTCCAATTCCAGAATCGGCATAGGTTATTGTTGTTCCTGATGCGCATGTTGTGACGCCAACAACAGCCGCATTGTATGGAACCGCCAAAGACACGGAAGAACTTGTGGCACTGCCTGTGCCCGTTGCACCAACTGCATTTGAACCGGGAACCGAACGGCCATTCAGGATGATGATGTAAACAGAGAAGTAGACCACACCAGCGGAGAACGTTACCTTGATGTCATCGGGCAATGTTGAACCCGTTGGACAAGGAATAACTGCGGCGGCTTGTCCGTTGCCATCAAAAACAGTCTGATCCGTAAACACAGTTCCCGTGATCACTGCGGGAGAACCTACGGTTACAGATGATAGAGTCTTAGTACCGCTCTGATACGTCCATAGGCAGATAAGCAGAAGTTCCCGCTTTGGGTCTGGTGTTCCTAGATCGCCAACCGTGGTTGACAAGATCGTGTATGTTGTTGAGTCGGCACCAGTTCCAACGTTTTTCACATAAGTCAGTTTGACCGGGGTTTTGCCGGGATACATGTTCGGGAATGGAAAAGTCATTACTGCATTGCCTGTATGTGCAGATGCGTTCCCGTTCCACCTTTCGAAATGTACAACTTGAACTTGTTGCCGCTGGTTGTGGTGAATGCGTCACCTGTCACCTTTGTCCAACCTGATGTTGTGATAGCGCCAGCGGAAGCACCGTTGGTGTACTCCACAATCATTGTTGTTGAACCGGTGTTTGTAGGTGGCGCTAGAGTATGTGCACCATTGTTAGTAACTTCACGGAACGCACCGCCTGTAGGGTCTGGTGTGTAGGTTCCTGATGATTTTGTGCCATCATTGACAGCCGTAACCATGTACCCGGCTGTAAGGGTCTTGGTAGCGTTCGATTTAAGGGTGTTGGCATCATAACCCTGAACTGTCACGCCAACTGTGTTGGCGATACGGGAGTCGACATTTCCGGCTGTCAGATAGTGATATACCGGAGCGTTGAACGTATCGGTGGCTGAACTGTAGTAGACCGTATAAATGCGGTTTGCGCCAAAATCTGATGATTGCAGATTGCGACCATCTGAACGGGTGATGCGCTTGGCACCAACGCTGTTCACATTCAGCATTGTGGCACCGGTTCCCGATGTATTGGCCGATGCCCTGAATGAAATGGCCATGCCATCCGCATAGGCGGTGATGGCTGGTGACAGAGCTACAATGATCGAGTTGGCTGTACCGGTAGCGGCGGCATAGTTGAACGAACCATCCTGAACCTGTGAGGCAAGCGGCAAGTGAGTTCTTGCGGAAGCTGCACCGGCATTCAGAATTTTTTTGCCGTTCCAATCAAGATCGGCAGTCGGCTTGGTTTTGCCATCAACCTGCAATGACGTTGAAATGGCAGCGGCCAAATCTTGGTCATGGACATCGGCGGCTGATGCCGTGTTGTTTACGCCAGAGGCTTTCGCTTGCTGCCAGACGGTAGAGCCAGTTCTGACTCCATCTGTTCTTACGAATTGCGATCCTTGCCAACCCAAATTGATTAACTCCTAAAAAAGGTATGTGCTACCTATTTAGGCGAACCGAAACCGTGGCTTGTTTGGGCTACAAAAGCCCACTTGTAACAATTTGTGATGTCATTATTGATACAGTTTCGATCCCTACGAGAATGCAAAAGAATTGCTGTTGCAATCGGGAACAAGATCGATAAATGATGAATTGGTAAAACGTTGGATGGTCCAACGTTATGCCTCTAGACTAAGCAAACTACCGGGGAAGGCTACTCGCACCCTTCTAGCCTTCCCCGTTTTTTTTGGAAATCCGAAATGGTTGAAATTCTAGCCAGCCTTGTGGTGGTTGTGTTCACCGGGTCTATGGCCTACATTGTGTGGACAGGGTAACGGGAGCGCTGAAAATGGAAAAGGCTGATTTGTCAACCATCAAGCTTCTGCTTTGGGCGCTGGTGTGTATCCAGTTTTCCCAATTGTGGCTTGATCACCCCAATGAAATGAAAGCGATTTGGACTCCCCAGAACTGGACTAACCCATTTGCCGGTTTCGAACCCAACCCGTTTGTGGTCGGTGTGCTGTTTTGGACAGTGTTGCTAGGGTTCGTGTTCACGTGCTTTGGCGTAGCGATCTACGCCTTTAGCACTGCGATCTACAGGCGAGTCAAAAGGGCTTAGTTGCCGGTTCTGGCACCAGACGTTCCCAACACTCCGATACGGCCACCAGCCGCTAGCGTGTCGGCCAATTTGCGTGGCACGGTCGTTGGCGCTGGTCTTCCTGATGGAACAAATTTTCCGTCATTCATAAGCGTATTCATCAGGTCGTCCAGTGTGCCACGTTGCGCATTCTCTGCCCCTTGTGCGGCTAGAGCCTGACCACCTTTGATAAGGGTAGAGGCAAGCGCACCAGCACCGCCAAGACCCTGACCTACAGGACCACTAAGCGCACTCAAAGCCGCACCACCAAGGCCACCGGCAATGCCGTAGTTCAGCAATTTATCCGGAACGAACTTGCTCCAATAGCGCATACTGTTTTCGGCATCGGTGCCATTCACCACGTTGTTAATCAGATTCTTTTCATCGTCGCTGAACAGGTTGGCTACATCGTCATCCTTGCGCATCTTGTCTTTGATCTGGCGGAATTGCTGACGAATTTTTGTGTTCAAATCATTGGCAGTGCTGTTCGCTCCCGCCAAGTCCTTGGCACGTTCGATGGCATCCGAAACGATCTTGGTTTTATCAGCCAAGTTGGCAGATGAACGATACATCTGTCTGGCATTTGTCAGAGCGTCTACAGCTTCCTGTGTAGGGCCATTAGCAGAGACAACATCAGCCGGTGAAAGGTTTTCGACATACGAGTCCAGCCCCTTCACCATCTGGTTTGCATAGCGCTGTTCAGCATCGCTGGCGGAAGCTGGTAGATCACGCAATGTCTGGCGTAGCTTGTCCAAGCCCATGAGAGAAACCGGACCTTTAGCCACGTCATCAAGAGCGCCAATCTTGGCTTTGATGTTCGGAAAATTATCCGCAAAAACTTTGTTGATTTTTGGCAAGCCAGAGTCGGCTAGAACGCTGTCTTTCATAGCCGTGAAGGCGTTTTGCATTCCCTGTGGTGCCAGAACCACGCCAGCATCATCAGCGGCTTTGTAGGCGTCCTGTGCAGCCGATTTGATAGTGTCGGCCATGTTGCTTGCATCAATCGCTTTGTCAGTGATTGCGCCCATGGAAGGCGGCTTGGCGTCCATCATGGATGCGCCAGCATGAGCAAGGCCACCGCCTAGCAATGCGCCAGCCAATCGCCCGTAAGGTTCATATGCAGTTCCCTGTGTCGCTGCCCCTGCCGCTTCACTTCCGAGCGCTGGCGCTGCCACGTCCAGTACGGCACGTTTGCCAAGCTCTTTAGCGGCAATACCCAAACCTTCCTTGGTGAGTAGTCCAACACCTTCCTTGGTAAGCCCGGCTGCACCACCAGTGGCCAAACCCGGTGCGAATTCTCCGAGCGTTTCCGCTAGTCGCCCTGCCCCTGTTTGAGGCTGATAGAACTTGCCCGTAACGTTGTCTTCAATCTTGCCCTGAATGTCGGCAGAGCTAGGCAACTGTGCGCCATTGGAACTGAACGCACCACGGGCCAAGCGTCCAGCAAGGCCATTAGGATCAAGACCCATTCCGGCAACAGCATTGTTGATTGATTGGTCAGATGGAAGATACGGCTTTATCAGGCTTTCTACATCACCCGGCAAACCGGCAATGCCGATGGTTCCTTTCGCAACACCAACACCAGCGCTCTTGGCAATGTCACCGGCAACCGATGGCTGTTGTTGTGTCACGCCATAGGTTGCTTGCATGGCTTTCGCCATCACATCATCCGGGGTTCCGTCTGGAAACTCTACAATGTCACCGTTTGGTGCTTGAACTTGAATAGGCACTTATTCGATTTTCCCAGTAGCTGGATTATATTTTCTGATCGTAGTTTGCGGTGCTGCACTAGGAGCCGGTGCAGGCGCTGGTGCCTGTCCCTGTGGCGCTGGCGCTGTAGCCGCTGGCGCTGCACTTGATGGTGCTGGTGTATCGCCAGCACGTGGCGAACCTCCGATAGGTGCAAGCGGTGCATTTCCCGATGGTCCATAAGCGTTGCCGTTCGGCAAACCAGCCACACCGATGTTGCGCATAGCGTTCTGGCGGTATTGCAGAGTTTTTCTAATCTGATCGATTGCCGAATGAATGGTCTTGGTTGACCAATTGTCTTTCAGGTTCTCACCGGCCAATTCAAGTGAATGGTCCGTTGGGCTATTACCACCCATGTAGACGTTACCAAGAGAAGCGGTAACATCGGCAATGGCACTTGAAAGATTGTTGGCAAGCGCTTGCTGTTCAGGTGTGTGGAAAAAGCCTTCCTTAGCTGTTTTCAAATCAGCCGCATTCAGAGCCGGATATTTGCCAGCATCCCACTGTTGCGCAAGCTGGTCCACCAATTCAAGTGAATGCGCCGTGAAGTCAATGTTCTGTGCAAGGCGTAGTTGTTGCGGGCTGTTCAGAGTGGCCAAATATTTCTGTGTGGCAACCCATTCCTGATTTGCCTTTGTAAGGTCATAGCCCTGTTTAGCAAGGTTCGCACGAACTGGACCACCAAGACGGTAAAGACCATTTAGCGTAGGTGGCTGTTCGCCTCTAGCAATAGCATCAGCAATCTGTTGCGCCTGTTCTTCATCGGCAGGGTTTGCCGCTCCTTTACCAGCGGCCTTTCCATACTTCGCATTGAAGTCATCAATCGAACCCTGAAAGCCATTCTTCAAAGCTGTCTGATAGTCTGATTGTAGCTGTTCGTAATCTGATGGCGAGTGATAGACCACTTTTGGTGAACCATCCGGATTGGTGTTGCTGAAATCCAGCACACTGCCATCAACAGCCATTCTATCAGGTTTTGCAGGAGCCTTGTTCAATTCGTCAACGACTTGGCCGAATGTAGCCGGGTCTTGCGCCAAAACGCCTGCACGGTCTGGTGAAACACCCTTGCCAATCAGATATTGGGTTCTAGCGTTCAGAACGTCATTCTTCTGTTGTTCAGCATCGTTGAATTGCTGCTTTTGCATAGCCGCTTGTTGCTGTTGCATGGCCATCTGTTGAGCGGCATTGCGTGATGCGAAAAAATTCTGGACGCCATTGGCCAAGGCTTCACCAAGGCCACCATTGGATGCAGCGGCACGAACTGCACCAGCCTGTGAAAATCCACCCATGCCATGTGCTGCCGGTGCAACTTCCGGGCTAGCGAGAGTCTGAAATAGTGATCCTGCCATCTTTATATAATTCCTCTGAAATCTCTTTTAGTATTTAGAATTACCCAAACAGCGCCGAAAAGAGATTGAACAGCGATGGCTTATTCGTGTTCGCAAACATCGGCTGTTGTTGCTGATGGTCATTCACGTTCTGTCTAGCGAACGGTCCCGTTCCGGCTAGCGTGTCGGCAAGCCTGCTTGGCTGAACCGGTACATTTGGCCTTGGTGACGGAATTGGAGCCGTTGAAGGCGTGATGTCCAAAGCCAAGCCTTGGTGCATCTGATTGTAACGTTGTTCGGCTGCATCAGGCGATGAATAGGAAGGCCAGTAGTTCAGCCCCTTTTCATCGATAGCCCTTTTGATGGCTTGGTCTGGCGGCAAAATCTTACCATCCCAGACTGTTGGGAAATTGTAGGTCTTGCCATCGATATCCGCTGATGTCTGGTAGAGCGTTGATGTTGAGCCGTCTGGGTTCTGCACACCCTGCCCGGCGTTCAACACGTCAAGGTGACGCTGGTACAGGTTCTGTTCCTGTGGTGTGAGGTTCATAGAAGCCATAGCCGTTGTGGAAGGCATGTTCCCGGCTACTGGTGCCTGTGATGCCGCTGGCGCTGTCTGTGGGCTTGGTGTGGCGTCCTGTGACCGCCCTACGGGCACCGGAGCGGTATCAGGAAGGCTTGGTGTGCCCGAGCTACCGAAGATGCTTTGCAGCCCGTCCAGAATGCGGCTGTGGCCCTGTGGGTCATAGAACAGGCGTGACTTGTCTGTGCCCGGATAGGCCAAGGCGTCATGGATGCCCTGCCCTGCCTGCTTGATGTCGTCTCGGATGTTGCCGAAGGCGTCACGCACTCCGTTCAAAAGATTTGGTTCGTTCTTGTCCTTCGCTACCCATGTGATGGTTCCCCGTGTGGCAGGGTCACCAGTGTCAAAGGCACGTGGCGAAACCGGTGCAGAAAATTTCGGCTGGATTTGCGTAACAGCATAAGCCGTCTGTGGTCCAAACTGGCCATCCACCTGTAGCGGGTTGCCGTCCTGGCCACGCACACCAAGGCTGTTCAAAGCCGCTTGCACGGCTGAAATCTGTTGTGGGGAAGATTGTGGGTTCAGGCTCTTGGCCGTGTCTAGAATCCGGTCACGGGCTGACATGGTGCGTGGTCCTAGAACACCGTCCACTTTCAGCGGCGAACCATAATCATCCTTCACGCCAGCATCGTTCAGAGCCATCTGCATCACAGACGGGTCAATCCGGTCTGCGGTAGGCGTTCCGGTGACAGCGCCACGGGAAGCACGGACATTTGAAAAATTTCCGTTCAAAAAATTTTGTGCGGTTGCAAGTCGTGCAGCTTCTTCGGCATCACCACCGCCGTAGCGCTCATATTGGCGCATGGCAGCGTTTGCAGAGGCAACATCGGTGGCATTGCGCAACGCATCGCCAGCGGTCTTTTCCGGGCCATTCAATTCGTTCTGGAAGAAGGCCAATTGTGCCTGAACGGAATTAGGGTCTACCCCGTTTTCTTTGGCGTAGTTCTGGGTGAATGCCCGCATGGCGTCTTGGCGATCACCATTCCATTGGAACAGCCCATATGAGCGTTCACCATTGTTGTTGGTGGCCGAAGGATCAAAGCCAGATTCACGGCTCATGCTGGCCAAGATCGCTGCCTTAGCCGCTGGTGAATAGCCTTGCTGGTCTAGGATGGCGGAAGCCTGACCAAGAACGGAATTGCCGCCGTAACTGGCCATACCGGATGCGTCTGCGATGCCTCCACCAGATACACCAGTGCCAGCGTTGGAACCGATGCCCCAAATCTTTTTCCATTGATCGGAAAGACCGTTGGCCCAATTACCCGCTGCCATGCCTAGCTTGCTTCCGGCTAGGTCAAAGTGCATCAGGTCCATAGCGCCGTACTTGCCGCCTTTCCCGATTGGTCCCGAGAAATAGCCGCCCCAGCGAAGATCGTTGTTCAGGTCTGGGTAGAGTTGTGTTTGAACGCTACGAACGTGGTTTGCAAAATTTTGATAGACGCCAAAATGTTTGGAATCCTGATAATCAGGAATCGGCTTTCCGCTCTTGTCGTAAAGCTGAATATCAATGGCGTTGCCGTGGCCGTGCTGGCGGGGATCGCCTTCACGCTTGCCCGAGATAAGTTCAACTCGGGAAATGTTGGGATCATCGTATGAAGCCGCCGACACTCGCAAAATTTCGGCAAGGTGCGGATTCACGCCATCAAAGTTGATGTTCTGCCTGTAACCGAATTGGGCCATAAATTAGTTGGCCCTTTTTTTCGGTGTTTCAGAATCCTTGTATGGTTCGTTCTCACTGTCTTGGCCTTCCGGCTTCATGCCTTTGGTGCGTTCGTCCAGCGCCTTAACAGCGGCCATCAGATTTCCAAGAGCCGAACCAATATCAATGGTTTGACCATTGCCACCAAATTCACGCTGCCAATCTTCTGCCATTGGTCCGGTGCGTCTTTCCGGAACTCCAAATGCAGCCTGTGCAGCATCCTTGTAGCGGTAATCCTTGACTGGCAAATTGTCGAAATGGGCAAGGGCTTCTTCACCTGATACCGGCTGGAAATCTTCCTTGAACTTCTTCGACGATTTCAGACCACCGAACACAGAACCCACGGCACCGAGCATACCAGCGGCACCCGAGCTTGAAGCGTTCGCAGCATTGACCTGTGCATTGTAGGCATTCCATACGTTGCCAGCCACGTCCGTAGTGGCGATGTTGGCCGGAACCTGTGAGGCAAAGCCCGGCTGTTGAACGGCAGGCGTTCCACCTTCCAAAGCCGCCAATTGCTGGTAGGGCAACATGTACTGTTGAAGGGCATTACCAAGCTGCCGCTGTTGTTCGTTGGTTGCCGCCAATGTGGCATCCTGTGACAGACCTGTAAGGGTCTGCCCTTGCGCTTGCTGGTAGCGGTTCATTTCGTTGTTGTAGACTTCCGAACCAACCGGAATGCCCCTATCAGCCAATGACTGTGCAAGCTTCGATTGAGCGTCATCAAACTGTGGCTGCAATAGACCTAGCTGGCGATCATACATCGTCTTGGCGATAGATGAAGTATCGCCAATCGATGAAGGATCAAAAGCCGCCGTAGGCAACTTGTTCGCCTGATCAATGGTCTTGTCAGCCATTGTGTTGGATAGTGCGCCCTGCTTGTTGATAAAATCCAACACGAACTGCGATGGATTAATCTGTTGGCCAGTCGGAACTAGGTTCTTCTGGCCAACGTTGCGAGGGTCATTCGGATCATAAATCCAGTTGGTAGAACCAAATGGACTGAACAGATTGATTGCGTTTAGTTGCGCATTAGCCCTAGCAGTGTCAATATTTTGCTGAGTTTGAGCGGCACTGACTTTATAGGGGTCTGGTGGGCTTGGTGCTGATGATCCCATTTAACCGGCGATTCCTCTTTATCTAATATTTCTTTCAACATCTTAGGCGTTTGCCTAAACAATCTTTCGCCCGTATCACCGGCCTTCAAGCGCTCTGACAATGTGTCATATCGGATTCCACTAAGCTCCGACGCTTCGGCAAGAGTCATTCTGCGGCCTTGATATTCAACGATCACATTATTTCTTCTGTTTCTCTGTTGTTCACGCCTACTTGCCCATCTGCAATTTTCCGGGGTGTAGTTTCCATTATTATCATTGCGCTCTAGGGTGTAGCCCGCTGGCCTTTCTCCCATGTCCGCTATGAAATTCTTTCGTCCATCTTTTCCAAGCCATCTATCACAAACTTTGATGCCCCTACCGCCGTAATCATGAAACTGTCTGTGTTTCGGATTGTAGCAGCGGCGCAACATGTGATAGTATGAATTCCAGATTGCACGAATGTATTTATTTTCCTCACGATATTGCTTCTGCAATTCGTTGATTCTGTCCTTGTGTGCCTCATAATATTTCCGGTTGGCGGATTTTCTTGTTTCACTGTTCTTTTCATAATATGCTTTTTCGTAATGTCTTGAATTTGAAGGCAATTTAAGTTTGTGCTCCTGTGCGAATGGCTTAATTACCAATCGACAGAACTATTTATTATTTACAGTTTTTTACCAACTTTGGTTAGAAACTATCACAACCACTTGCATTCAGAACGTAACAACGAATAAAGCAAAACGTCTTCACCGGGTCCGCCCATACGTTCCCTTAAACAGCCTTCCTGAACAAATCCAAATTTTTCAATGAGTTGTTTGGAAGCTAAATTTTTTGAGTGGCAGGCAACAACCAATCTGGTGCACTTGAAGTGGTTGAAGACAATTTCCATGGCCAACTTGATTGTTCTTTTGTTCAGCCAATTCGGTCTGTTCCCGGCAATTGTCATCTGCATTTCATAGCCGTTTGGAATTACCCGGTAGTCATGAAAGATCACGCCACCAATGGGTTCATCATCTTCCATCAAGCCAAAAGCGTATTGCCAATCGTCAATCCAGCAAGGGTATTCCATCTGTGCAAGAACCCAATCCTTGATGGAATCTTGCGGTTCAAGAGCAATTTTTTTCAATTAAAAAATTGCTCCCGGTACAGTGACGATGGCTGAACTTTCCCACTTCGCATTGTCTGCGGTGGAGTACAGGCGCACCACGGGTGCCATGTTGTTTCCATATGCGCCCAACAAAGGACGCCACTTGTTTTGAACAACCGTGGTGTCAGAACTCCACGCTGAATCCCATGGCGAATCCCAAGGAACTGAACTTGCGCCATCGGCAGTTAGCGCATAGGTGGCGCTATCGATTGGCGATTCCACAAAGTCTGTATCGACTTGGAATTGACCCTGTATCGGACCATCAGCAATCACGATTGGCTTAATCAGCGTGAACTGTTTTGCTCCCGCCTGATCGCCTTCCGGATAGCTGAAATTTTGTCTGGCGGTAGCAGTGATGGAACCGCCATTGTCCGTTCCGCCTTGATGCAGATAGACGTGTGTTCCCTGATACTCACTGAAATACAGCTTGGAATTGACGGATGCGAATTGCCCGGCTGGCAAGCCATCGTAGGTGGTCCAAGCCGATGAACGGGTATTGTACACATACTGCTTGGTAGTGGTCGTTCCGGTGATGATGTTGAAGTACAGAACGCCATTGTGATAGGTGGCCGACCAACCATCGTTGGCACCATAGGTGGCGTAATCGGTAGCCATAGACGGAGCTACCTTGCCCCATGGTCCAAGCTGATCCGGATTGAAACCCAAGTCCTGCATAATGGCAGTCATTGGGATCACACCTGATTGCGTCCAGATTAGAAGCTGGCCACCGACCTTAACCGTGCAGCCATATGACGAAATGATAGGCTGTGGTGCCCTGTAGTGGCCCACAAGAGAGAACAGGGACGAACCGGAAGCCGTGTTGGTGCTTCCGCCCGGATCACCGGAATAGACGATGATTTCACCGGTATCCATGATGAACACGGTTGCATCAGCCTGTGAGCCTTCACCGCCTGTCAGAGAGAACGAATTGATGTCAACGCACTTGCCACCGGCTGCAATCTGAGACAGGGGAAATTTTGTAAGATCGCCACCGATGAAATTTGGTCTGGCGTACCAAACATCGGCTGAATTCGTTGCGGTGAACCACAGGCGGGTACGGACCAAGGAAACCTTGTTCAGGGTAGAGAGTGTCAGCCCTGTTCCCTTGAACGTGGTAGCTCCAAATGTGGTGCCATCCCACTTCCAAGGCGCATCCGTGCCATTCACACCGATGATGGAATTTTGATAATTTTCAGTGTTCCACACATTGTTGGTGATGGTGGTTGTGGAAATCTGTGTAGGTGAGCCGGTGACGTTGTAGATTTTGTTTCCACCAGCCACCAACAGTGAACCACCAGTAGCACCGTTATAGACAAAGGCTGATTGCAGTGTGCTGTTAGCCGTCTGGTGAAGCTGGTAGCCCGGTCTGACTTTCAGCGTTCCGTTGTCAGGAAAAAAATTTTGTAAAAATCTGGCTTCGTCCACACGCTCCACGTTGAACGAATCTCGGGTATTCAACCCTTGGAATGGTGCAGGGAGAATGAACTGAACGCCATCACCCTTAAATGCAGTCTGTGGAATCGGCTTTTTGACCACTGGCGTACCTTACACAAGGTTAGGCCAGTATTGCCCCGCATTCGAATATTTCCGAAGGGAGCCGGATAGATCGATGATGCCTCTTGGTTCATCGATATCCTGCAACTGTTCGATAGCCGAGTCATAGTCAGCTTGAAATGTTCCCCATGGCAGGCCAAACCTTTGAGCCAATTTTACCTTCACGCCACGAACGATCAAGTCACCATCTAGGCGGCAAACATCGGTATCAAGCGTGAAGTCGGATTTGGCAGTTCCTGTGGTTCCGTCTTCGGCAAAGGCGTTGGAATAGTAGTTGAACGCAATTGTCATTTCATAGGAAGGCACTGGGTAGATTTTCAGTTGGTTCTGTTCAAACACCATATTGTAGCGAATGCCAGAAAGCAGGACGCCAGATTGCAGCGCCTGCCATTCGATGGATGAAGAAGCCTGAACTGGAGTCTTCTCGCTTCTGTTCCAAAATGTCAGATTGAGCGGCGCACGAATGTCCGAAGGCAAATCGTAAGCGTCCACACCTACCGAAGTTGTGAAGGTGTAGGTTCGCTTCAACGCCTGCCATTGATGATCACGGATAAGTTCTTTGCATGTTGAAGACGCAAAAGCCTTCAACAGTATGGCATTCGCATCTTGATTGCCGATGATCGTTTGCGGTGCATCATAAAGAAGTTCACTCGATACCGCCTGACAGATGGAAAGAAGCGTGTCAGACATTCAGTTATGCCACATCCTTTTTAGCGGGAGCTTTTGTTTTTTCAGCCAACTTAGTTTCTACAGCTACAGTGGCTTCCTTCTGTGCCAACTTGGCTTCTACAGCGGCGGCAACAGCCCTTTCGAAAGCAGCCGCCTTTTCAGCTTCTTCCTTGGCCTTGCGGTCCGCCTGTCCAACCTTCTCTGCTTCATAAGCATCAAAAGCCAGAGAGAAACGCTTTCTCATAGTTGCGTATTCAGTCGGTGATACCTTCTCCGGTGTAGCCCATGTGGAAGCAATATCCTTGTTCTTCGTACCCATGATACGATGTTCAAGAGCCGGAAGAAGCTTATCATTCTCTTTAAGTTCGATGATGCGGCCAAGAACGTACCAATCGCCCTCTTTGACAGGACCGTCATTGGCTGGAAACCATTCGGTTTCAATTCCTTCTTTTTTCAATTCGAAATCCTTGTGATTGTGGATAAAAAATGGGGCATCTGTGGTTTAGACAGACACCCCATTGTTGTTATTTATACTTCGTAGGAAGTCGGTTTATGTGCCGCTGAACGATGTGTTAGCTGCACGAACCCAACCGTAGTAACCCGCTGTAAGGGCCACTTTGTTGCGCACCAGACCGTTTGTGGTGTTTGCTGTTACACGTCCGGTTGACGGGCTGAGAGTGCAGACCGAGTTAGCGGAAATGTTTTGAGCGCCAGCCTTGGCATAGAAGTATCTATTGCCCTTGCTGGTATGCACAACGGTTAGAACGCTCTGCGAAGGTGTTGCGCTGTTTTCGTCAAGGTTAATAGCAGCCTGACCTGAAATTACGTATTCGTTTGCCATTTCTTTTTAAATCTCCAATTAAGCAATGATGACAGCTTGGTTCTGGCGACCTGAAATCGTGAAACCACCTGTGAACAGGATAGGCAGAACAGACGCATCCTGAGCCATCGCAACCACTTTATCACCAGCAATACAGTTTCTATCCTTATGCGGGCGGTAATGGAGATAATTGGTATTCAGTACATACGCACGTGTGTCAGAGCAGTTCGAGTCGTAGTTTACGAAAGCGCCCTTGTACAAGTAGCCTTCGAAGCCAGCTTCTGCATTTGCCGCTGTGTTGAAGCGCTGCTTTTCCTGCATGTTCGATTCAAGGTAGCTGTAGTATGTCGCACCAGCCACGATGATATCTGGGAAGCCCTTACCCGAAACCGACGCCTTCATGTATGCGGTATTAACGGCATCCAGAATGGTATCCTTCGAAGCAGTGGTTGAGTTGCCGCTGAATGAGTAGACCACATTCTGCCACCAAGAATTTCCCGCCGCCGACGAGTCGATGTTACCAACTGTTCCAAGACCGTTGTCCGAAACAAGGAACTGCAATCCACCGAGAGACTTACCGCCGTTTTCAGTGTTCGAATAGAACAATGAAGCTGCGATAGCGTTTGACAACGTATCCTTAGCGTTCTGCACGATTGCCTTAACAAAGTCGTGCATCTTGCCAGCACCCGAGTTGGCAAGAATGTCTGTACCTACTGTAACAACGGGGATAACCACGTTTCTAGGTAGGAATTCAGCGGTTGTCAGCGAGTCAGTTGGCGCAATGTTCCACATTTCGGCACCGTTGAACCACTGTGCGCTCATTGAACCCGAATAGGCGACCGTCTGATAAATTTCTGAACCGCCGTCATAGGTTGAAATATTGCCTCTCTTGCTCATGTAAGTAAGAAGGGCATTCTTTTTGGAAATGTTGTCTGCAATTTCCTTAGAGTAGTTGTTGATTGTCGTAGATAGAATCTGCGAAATTGATGGATTAGGCTGTGCCACGTTTGTTATCTAATTCCTGTTTAAAAACTATTTTGTTTAAATTCCTTGTGTTCAATAGCCATGAGCTTTAAGAGTTTCCGCAATGATGTCATCAAGAGTCTTTTTGCCTGTCGCCATGTTCCCATTTGAGCCGACACCCGGCTTGATGGTTGATGCTACTTTTGCTTTTTCATTCTCTCTGGCTTGCGCTGTCTTGGCCAATTCCCTTTCAATTAGTCGGGAATGGCTTCTGCCAACTGCGATGTCATAGGCGTTCTGGAATGCATCCTTGTAGTGCATGGCCTGCAAAGCAGGTGTTGCCCTAACGATTTCATCCATCAACAAACCAATTTCACCGTTTTGCCCATCATAGTGCGGATACAGTCGGTTTCCCGATGAATCCTTTGCTTCGATTGCGCCAGTATCAAGGAAGTTACTCATTTCGTTTACGTACTTTGAGTGCTTTTCCTGATTCCGTTCAGCAACCAATTGCGCCATTTGGTCTTGAACTTGTTTAACCGAAGGGTCTTGCCATCCTTGTGTCTGGCTTTCCACCTTTGGTTCTTGTGTTTTTTGTAGCTTTTCAGGCGTCAAACCAGTGCGCTTCATGAACCAATCGATGAACACTTCCGGGTTCTGTTCAGCTACACCCCAGAGCTTAAACAAATCACCCGCAACTTGGGTTCTCTGATTAGCCGGGATATGCTGCATCAATGGTTCAATGGCTTCCCAGTTTTTAGCTTGAGCGCCACTTTTGCTAAGTCCTTTGCGGTATTCTTTTTCCTGTTCAATCCAATCCTGTTTTACTTCGGTTGGAAGTTTAGCAAAAAGTTCCTTGCGTTTACTTGGCCAGTTTTCAGGAGCTAGAAGGATGTCCGTAGAGCCTTCCGCTTCTTCTTTTTTATCCGCTGTTTCAGGGATGTCAGCCTGTTCGGTTGAGCCCTTATCAGCGTCTTGTTCGGGTTCGGCTACAGTTGCAGCCGGTGTGTAGTCGTCTTTATAACCAGTTTCAGCAAGTGTCTTGCTGATTACGTCATCCAAACTGTCTACTTTAACATCCGGACCAGCATGGCTATCGCCGCTTACAGTCGTTGTGTCTTGTGTCATGAAACTATTTATCTTTCTCTATGTTTTAGGTCGATTCAAAAAATTTACAAAAAATTTCTAGCGCCATTCTGGCGTACCCATAATGTTGCCATACGTCTTATTGAAGTTTTCAATTCGTTCTCTGCGTTCGGCATCACGCTTCTTTGTCTTGGCGATAATGTCACCTTGATCGTTGCCAACTTGAATGACGCCTTTGCGCTTTTCGTATTCTTTCAATTGGGCACGGGATGAAATCACCGTGCCATCAATTGGTGATGTGAACTCCCCGATATCCGGCATGAAGTTCATTACCTTCGGTTCCCATTTTTCGTTTGGGTCAACCATCGGCTTGCCTTCTTTGTCCACCATACATTTGAGAGTTTTGGACCAAACGAACTTAGCCATTGCCGTTCCCAGAAGCCAAATAGTGTTCAAACGGGCCAACGAAAGTTCCATTCGCTATGGCCTTGTCATAGGCGGCTTTAAGTGGGTCTGCGGCATTCTCTTTCTGATTGTTCGCAATCACCTTCGTTGTGTTCAATTGGATTTGTAGGGCCTTCAATTCGGCATCAGCCGCCTTGTTCTGGCGTTCATCAACCGAAGCAGCCATTTTCAAACTTGCTTCCTGCTTGGCAGCTTCAAGGTCCATCTGTGCCTTTTGAATTCTCAACTGCATCAACTGGGTTTCTTTCTCGATTTCCATCTGTGCAAGTTGTTGTTCCTTCTGTGCACGAATATGGGCCATCTGAACTTCGGCTTGAAGTTTCTGCATGTTCAACTGCATCAGTGGGTCTGGTGGTGGAGTTGCCTGCTTGACGTTGGCAAGCGAATCCATCGCCTGTTCAATGGCGTCTTCCATTTCACGACCGACCTTGAAGGCTGATGCCGTGAACAGGATTGACTCCTTGATCATCGGACCAAGAGCCGGGTTGGCCTGAACAGCGGGAATGGCCGTTTGCAACAGACCCTGAATCGTGTTGACGAATTCTAGGCGCTGGTTTTTTTCGGTTTCTGAATCTTCAAAAGCCGTGATGTCGGTTTGAACCGAGATTTGATAGTTCCGGCGATCATCCGAGCGAAGGATAGCGGCCACGTCTTCCCAAGTGGCGGGAGCGTTGGCGATCTCCTTCAGGCGGTCGATTGCTTCCTGTGGCAAGCCCGCCAGAGGGTCTTGCAGCGCTGGCGACTGCTGAACCGCCTGTGCGGCTGTGGCGGCTAGCTGCGGCGCTGCCTGTGCCATTGCCTGCACCTGTGGTGACTGTGCCATGGCCGCAACCTGGCTCTTGGCCTTTTGCGCCTGCACACCCTGCGAAAGCACCGCACGGGCTTGGTCCCGGTCTGCGGCTAGCGGCAACGGAATGCCGCTCATTTCCTCTAGCTGTTCACGGGAAAAATGTTCCGCAATGATTTCGGCCTTCATCTGCATCAGGTCACGGACGAAGTTCTGCACCATGCGCTGTTTAGAGTTGAAACGCTGGCGTCCGTTGCGGGATTTGATTTCCTGTGCAGCGGCGGTTTCGTATTCTTCGCCTTCGCCTCTTAGGATGTCGGTTAGGCCGGTGATTTCATAGATAATCTGCTTGGTGTTATCACGGCTTTGATAGAGTCCATTCAACGCCAAAATGATTGGCTGTAAATCGATGGGTTGGAAAGCCGCATTGATGTTAGCGCCTTCGTCCAAATCCAAAGGTAGGAATTGGCCGTCTTTAAGATCGCCAAGATTTTTCAGCGTATCGGCACCGCCAACACCTTTGTTGTACACGCCACCGAATTTCAGGGATTTCATCGTTGTGTGGATGCGGGCATTCGCCAAGTCCAATTCATCGGCTTGATCCTGATACTGTACGTAATCAGGAATCGGTTCCGTTGAATTTGTAGTGGTCACGCCATACAGAGGTCTTGGGCATGGAAAGAAATTTTGCAGCTTGAACGGGTCTTCA